GAAACTCTACCAGAACAAACTGCACAAACAGATGGTTCTGTTCTAAGAACCAGATGGGATGGTTCTAAGTATGTTGCATACTGGACACACGATCTCGACGCAAACTATAGACTAGAGAACCCAGATCAATATCCATTCCGTTATATCATTAACAGAGGATACACAGTTGCTGGTTATAAAAACGCTGCTCCATGGAGAAATGGAAACAGAACTTCTCACCCATCCGATGTTACTATTTCTCTGGGTGATATCATTGACAGAACTGCAGCATACATTGGTGGTTCTCACAATGGCGTTAACCTCTTCGTTTATAACTGCGCTAACTCTTGGTTGCCTAATGATGCAACTACATGTTCGTTCAGCATGATCACAGAAACCAACAGAGGTCAGAACTCTTCTTGGAATGATACCAGAGCAAGAAGATACTCTGGTGCATGGCAAGATTTCCTGGGCAATCAGTGGAGAACAAATGGTGGTAGAAACAGAGCATATATCACATCTGGTAATGGCAATACATCTCGCCATGACTTGAATACCGAGTCTATGCTTTCTGAAGTTGGTGGTAACCTTAACCACGTATCACACGCAGAAGGTGAATACTACGCTTGGGTTTCTTCTGGTCAGCATAGATTTACATTCTCCAATGAAGGTTATAGTGCTTGGAGTAGTTACTCACCAGCTCCTGGTAACGATGGATTTAATAAACACCTTGCAACCAGAATCGGATTCTTCTATTGTTCTGAAGCTGGTAATACTAATAGAAACGTTACTAAGAGAAGAGATAACGATGCTGTTATTCTGAGGAGTGGTCTTTCTAAACCAGAAAATGGTGGTGAAGAAAACATGCACACTGGAATGAATAAAGGATATAGTATTTCTAACTACAACGGAGCACAGAATAACAACGCTTGGATTTACTTCTATTATCAAGATGCTATTCGATTTGCAGATGGTACTCTAACTTATCGTAAGGGTATCCCAGGAGCGTCTTCTGGAACAGGACAAGAAGGTGGTGATATGATGGGTGCTGGTGTTACACCAAGAACCTACATGACATATAGTGGAAACACGTTCAAGTCAGCACCTGGAACTATCACATATGGAAATACAATTTATGGCGATTATGCTGGTGAAGGTCTTGCAGACGCATCAGGATCAACAGGAGGCATCGGTAGCTACTAATGGAAAACTCAATGGAAACAAACTATCCCGCACCTATAACAAAGTTAAAAAGATTTTACTTTTTAACAAAGGATATTCGCCTAGCAAACAGTATCCATGATTTAAGAGTTTTATATTCTAACATGGATTGGTACGCTGTGTCTATTCCAGAAACAGAAGTAGTAATTTTTTCTACTAATGTTCAAGGAAAATATTATCCAATTGAACGCGATGTAGCATTTAAAGGTTTCAAATCTTTTTCCGATATCAGACCAGAGACAAAAGTTCTTAGACAAGAAGTTGATGGCGAACTAGTGTCGTTTGATTCTGAAGGTATTGCAATGGCACCAGATTCCGATGAAGGGAAAAAAATTGCAGTTCCTATGGATGAGCACAGAACTGAATGTGTTATGAAGGCAATGAAGTTGATTGCAAAAGCTGTTATTGAAGAAGAATTTGATAAAAGATTTATGCTTCTTGATACTGCATCAACAATGGAAGCGTTAACTTTTGAGCTACAATACGAAGAAGCAAAAGCATACAAAGAAGATAATACTTCCGAATGCCCACTACTACATGAAATGTCTATCGCAAGAAACGTTCTTTTAGTTGATATGGTCAATATGGTTCTTGCTGGAAGAAAGAAGTATAAAGATCAAGTTATTGATTTGATGAAGAGAATGAATGCTGTGAAGTATAAGTTCAAAATTGCCTCTTCTATTAGAGAACTAAATAGATTATACGAGGACTACCTTGGTGTTGCAATGCCCGAACAGCAAGCAATGGAAGAAGGAAGAGTTGTCGAATTCGAGAGAGTAGTACCCGTTAAAGTAGGATTTCAATTTTAATTATTAACCTTTGGAGGTAGTTATGTTAAGTAAGGAGCAGATCCTTAGTAACGCGATTAAATTTGCAACTGGACAGACTGATTATCAGAACGAACATTTTGTAATGAATTCTCATGTTACTGGGTTTCGTCAAATTCGTCAGGCTCTGCTTGAGATCGAGAACCGCTATCATGGTATCAGAAAGATCAAGCTTGATGTAAGACGAGATGAAGTTAGATTGAAACAACTTCGCAAGGACATTGCGGAGTGTGAGGATCCACTGGAAGCAGAACTCTGGCAAATTGATGTCGAAGATGTCGAAGTTGATCAAGAAATTAGACACAGAAAGATTGCAAGAGCAGAACAAGAATTAGACATCTTTATTAAAAAGATTCAAGAATGTGTAGAGAACGAGGAAGATATTGCTCGTTACTTTGATGGTGATCCAGAAGAAGAAGAGAAGTATTGGGTTGCTCGTATGGGCAAACAAGCAGCGATGGATATTCTATCGTTTGGCAGAATTAGTGTTGGAAACTTAGATTCAATTTCAATGCTTCCAGAAGAGCAACAGTTGCAAATTCTTTCTATTGGTTTCCAGTATTCTAATTTGCTTGGTGGTCAACTTGCCAAGATTGAAGGCAAGACACGAGAGTATACAAAGCACTTACTTGCGGATGAAAATAATTTAAGACTTCCCACGTTCGAAGGTATTGAAGAGCAGATGCAAGTTAAACTACTAACTTCACTGCAAGGAATTGTGGGAGGAACAAAGAAAGGAGAGAACCCACTAATTACAGGAAAAGAAGAGTGATATATTATGAATCAAAACTTTTGGGATTACTCGGTTGAGCAAAACAAGACCGAGTTGAAATCAATTCATCATACTTTTCCAACACCAATTTTTGAAAGTGATATCACAGTTTCAAATACAGATGAAATCATTGGCGATTTGTTGGAGAAGTATAGTAAGGCACCAGATTATCAAGTAACAAAATCAGTTGGTGATCATTTGCTTCCTGGAGATGACGAAAGAAAATTAGAGAGAAATAAAGTATCTTTTTACACAGAAGATACTCTGCACGAAACTCCAATCTATTCCGAATTAAAAAATAGCATCTTGGAGATTGCATCTAGCGTTTTTAATGCATATGCATATATTGATATTGAACCACATATGGAAACTATGTGGGGAAATGTTCTAGGACATAGCGGATATATTCATCCACACTCTCATAGCAATTGTATGTTTGCTGGTGTTTGGTATCCACAAGATCCTCCACATGTTGCAGAGAATTCTCTCTCAAATTACATCAGGTTCATTGATCCAACTAGAATGAAGTATTTCTATATGCCCAAAGTGGAAGGTAGAAATGAATTAAATTCTGGTGAGATTTACATGAAACCTAGAAAGGGTATGTGTTTAATCTTTCCGTCCTGGTTGGAGCATGACACGGTTCCAAATGAAAATACTGAAGAAACTAGATTTAGTATTTCATTCAACTTATTCTTTAGAGGAAGTTTAGGTTTCCCAAATTCATTGAACAGATTGACAGTATTATGAAGTTTGATCGCATCGTTATTGTTGGTGGTGGTTCTGCTGGATGGATGAGTGCTGCAACGCTCATCCATTTTTTTCCAGAAAAACAAATCACTCTTATTGAAAGTCCAGATCATCCTATCTCTGGTGTAGGAGAGAGCACACTAGCGGGCATTCGACCATGGATGTTTGCTTTGGGTATCGAAGAAAAAGACTTCATGAAGTATTGCGATGCATCATACAAACAGAGCATTAAGTTTGTTGATTTCTATAAGATTGGTGATGGTGGATTTCATAATCCATTAGGACATCCTTTCTATGAAAAGAAATTTCTAGGATTAAATGATTGGCAACTGAAAAAACATTTTTATCCTGGTACACCAAGGCAAGACTATTGTAGAACGTTTTATTCTATGATGCCTTGTATTGAAGATAATAAAATCTACACAGGAACAGATTTAGAAAATTACAAGTTTGAAAGAGATACAGCATATCACTTTGATGGGGTTAAGTTTGGTTTGTATCTCAGAGATCATTACTGCATTCCTCGTGGGGTAAAGCACATACAAGCATCAATAACATCTATTGACACAGGAGAAGATGGTGTCGAAAGAGTTTTTGTAAACGAAGAAAGATTCATTCCAGCAGATCTATTCATTGATTGTACAGGAAGTAAAGCGTTGCTTCTCAATGAACTAGAAGAACCATTTGTTTCTTATAACGATATCATTCCAAACAATCGTGCGTGGGCAACTAAGATTCCATATAAGAACAAGAAAGAACAACTAGAACCATACACAACATGCACCGCAATTGGACATGGATGGGTATGGAACATTCCTCTATGGTCTCGTATTGGAACTGGTTATGTTTACGACGACAATTCAATATCACCAGAGCAAGCACTAGAAGACTTTAAAAATTATCTTGGTGATTGTGGTGAAGTTGAATTCAAAGATATCAAGATGCGTGTTGGTATTTACGAAAGAACATGGGTAAAGAATGTTGTTGGTATTGGTATGGCAGCAGGGTTTATCGAACCTCTACAGAGCAGTGGATTGTATACAGTTCATGAATTCTTACTCAAACTCGTGAGAGCATTGAATAGGGGGGAATACAATCAGTGGGATCGTGATGTTTACAATTTCACAACACGCAAAATGTTTGATCGTTTCGCACATTTTGTAGCATTCCATTATACACTATCTCTTAGGACGGATACTCAATACTGGAAAGATATTCACAATAAAACATTTGACGAAGATATGGTAATGCAGAGACCAACGTCTTCGCAATTCTATGATCTTGCCAGAAGACAAGATCTTGTGGAAGATCATCCACCAGTAGGTGTACATTGTATTTGTGCTGGTATGGATTATAGAATGATTGATCCAGTGGTGATTTCACAATGGGAATGGGATTTTCCACATGTAGATAAGAAGAAAATGATCGATAATTTTGTGACAATAAATAACTCTATAAGATCAAAGTGGCAGAGCATATCTAACAATTCCCTGTCTCTATATGAATATTTGAGAGTAAACATTTATGGCAGTAATTGAGATATTTCCAAGAGCGATTGGAAAATATAGATTAGACGATGAAAGAACTCAAAAATTAAAACAGCAGTGCATTGATCTTCTCACACAAATTGATGAAGATGAGAAGATTAGAAAAGTCAATGTAGATAATGGTGCTTTGTCTCACTATTTTAATAGAGACAATATGAATCTTCTAGACATCCCAGAGTTTGGATGGTTTGAAGAATGGATTACAGAAAAGTCTCTCGACTATGTTGAGAACGTTCTTGGGTATGAACTCAAGGGAGAGATGATTGTCACTGATTGTTGGCTCAACAAATGTGATGCTGGTGGAGAGCAGTTTAATCACACACATGCAAACTCATATGTGTCTGGAACTTACTATGTAAATTTCATTAAAGGATTACACGCTCCCATTGGATTCAAGAACAAAGACTTCAATCCAGAAAACTCTGTCATGCAGACTATTGATATACCCATCAAATACCCAACAAAGTATAATACATGGGGAGCACATGTAGATTATACAGAGGGAGATTTGCTTTTGTGGCAATCAAACATTTCCCATGGATATGTTGATAATAAAGAAGACAATAGAATTTCTATTTCATTCAATGTTATGCCAAGGTATATCTACAACCATTCTTACAGTTTTAGAATTGAAAGACAATGATTAAATTTGATAATGAATATTTGGAATCTGTTTGTCAAATAAACGAAGATGCCAAAGTAGAAGATGTAATTTACGACACTACCAAGTTTAAAGTCATTAGAAATTTTTTAAAGCATCCAGAAGAATATAAAAATCTTTTACTAAATTTTCCTGCAGTAAGAGATAGTACATATTCACCTGGGTGGAGACAAGATGTTCCTCCATGGGCAGCAAAATTTATTACAAATTTTGTTAGAGAAAACGTATGTGATTGGAATCCAGCAAGAGTATCTTGCAACATCTACAATGGCAACATGCAGATGAAAAAGAATTCTCACCTGCCACACTCCGATGCTTGGCCAGGTATCTGGAATATCTGGTTCAATAAAGAATGCTTAGGAGGAACTGCCTTCTGGTCTTATAAAGGAAAAATTCATGTCAATGAATTGACAGAAGAAGAGAATAGTTATCTCTTTGATAAAACAACTAAAGAGAGTGGATATGAGCAATGGAAAAACTTTAGGGGCGATGAAGACTGGGAGTTATCCTGCATCGCTCCTATGGAGTACAACACTCTTCTATTTTATAACGGAGGATTTTTCCACTCTCCATGGATTCTAGAAAACTGGTATGTAAACGAAGATAGATATAGTATGATAGGAATGGGCGATTATGAACAGTGATCCAAATGCCTGGGTTGAACCAGAAACAGCAGAAGATAGAATTAAAGAAATCTTTGGAAACAAAGAAAAGCACACTCCATTTGCTCCAGTATACTCTATTCCATTTTGGAATAGTAAAATTTTGATTGAGCAAGAAGCGGCATATCTTTCCAAAACTATCTTAGATAAAGAAGAAAGTATCATTAAACTCAATCCACATTTAATGTATGATGGTGGAACAGGACTAGGACCTGATAGTCTTACTGCAAAGTTTCCAGCATATAATATTCTCAAGTGGGATGACTATGATGAAAACTATGTTGTGAGAAAACTAAAGATTGAGTTGCACTATGCAATTGCAGAATTGTGCTATCATGTTGGTGCAAATGTCATGGATATTAAACCATGGGCACAATGCTGGGCAAATGTAATGAGGAAAGGTCAGAAGATTAATCCTCATCAACATAGTGGAGATGGATGGAGTTTTCTTTCTGGAAATCTATCTTTACAAGTTAGCGGAACTAGCACAGTGTATCAAGATCCATACACTATGAATTCTGCAGCACTAGAGAATGAGGTTGGAACTCTGACCCTATTCCCAGAGTATGTTGTTCATTGGACCACAGAACATCAATCTGATGTAGAACGTATTACACTTGGTATTGATATTTTGACGGAAGAGTCTTTGTACAATGCTCCAGATAGAAAGAGAAACCCTGATCATTTCTTTAGGTTATACTAATGTTTAGTCTTCCAATTAATCCCAAAATTGATGAGGAATTTGCTAACGAGCATCTAATTCCTTTTCTCAGAAAACACAAAGAATATATCTTTGATTTGTATTTTACTTGCAGAATGCCACCATTCATGCAGGATGCAATGGGAGATGTGTTTGAAGATGATTTACGCCAAACAACTTTCAATGCAATCTATGTCCAAAAAGAAACTGGTATTCCCCTATCAGCTACTTTCAATAACATCTATGTAAGACCATCACAAGAATTGTTGGATTTGTGGATTGCAAATTTCAAACCTCTGTATGAAGCAGGTATTAGAACAGTTACTATACCACATACTTCATGGGTATTGACTGGTCAGATTCAAAAAGAGTTTCCTGAGTTGTACATCAAGAATACAATTCTACATGAGGTTACTAAAGCAAATGATGTTGTGTCTCTTGCTAAAGCAGGATTTCACTATGTCAATTTAGACAGGGACTTAATGCGTGATCATGATCAGTTGCGCCGTCTGAAAGAAGCAAAAGAGTATTGTGCTTCTATTGGTAAACCAGTCAAGTTCTCTATGCTTGCTAATGAAGGATGCTGGGGTGGTTGTCCAATTATGCCAGAGCATTATCATTACAATAACACCAGAGAGAATCACGAACCTCCATACTTTGGAAGTATTATCAGTCGTGTTTCTTGTTCTAAGTGGGAACATGAAGATAGTTCTGTAGCATTAAAAGCAGCAAACCTCCCACCCTGGAAGAAGGACTGGGAAGAGATGTTTGATCTTGGTATTGATGTTTTCAAAATGCATGGTAGAGAATCTGTCATGCGTCTCAGGGAGAGTATGGATATTATTGAGAGATGGGCAAACGATGAAGAGTTGTTGTTCCCAGAACTCAATGCTTACATGGAAGACAAAGATCTCAATGAGAGACCTATTGATATCTGGAGAGAAAAGATTAAGACATGTCAGTTTGACTGTTGGGATTGTAACTACTGCGAATCTGTGATTGATGCACACTATCGCAAGCAAGATAGGATTCAGCATCCTCTGGTTGAATTGACTCTAGAAGCAATTGATAAATCTGGAACTGGTGATACTAATTTTGTAGAGGATGGATATAAAATTGAAGGATTGTCTTCTCACAGAGTAAGGCATTTCCTAAATCACCTGTGCTCAGATCCAAAGAATACTTATCTAGAAATTGGATCATATACTGGAAGCACATACTTTGCTGCTATCATGAATAATAATCTATATTCATATGCAGTTGATAATTTTGAACATGAGATTGCACCAGCTAGGGATGACCTCAAATGGAAAGGAGTTGACGATCCTAAATCTGCATTCATGAGAAATAATATTATGTTTGGAAGTTTGAAATCGACACTAATTGATAAAGATGCAAATGAATTAAGTGAAGATGATTTCAGCAGAAAACCAAACATTATTTTCTATGATGGAGATCATGATGAGAGTCAAGTCAAATGTCTAAATAACTTACTTCCTTTACTAGCAGACACTTTTGTGTTAGTATTGGATGATGCCAATTTTGATGGGGTTATCCGAACAGGAGATAAATTTGTAGAGATAAATAATCTTGAACTTCTATTTGAGAGACAAATATTAACTCCTGAATTGGAAGATTCTACCAGTTGGTGGAATGGAATGTACATTTTAATTCTTAAAAAACGTTGAGGTTACCATGGATCAAGAAACACTGAAGAAAAATTTTGAGGAGCAAATTGCTACCACAGAAAGACAGATTAGCGAACTAGAAACAAATCTTGCAAAAGCAAGAGAATATAAACTGAAACTTGAAGGCGGTCTAGAAACTCTAGGTCTGCTTGCTGGAGAAGGCACAGAAGCAGAAGCAGAAGCACCAGCAGAATAAATACTAAATCCCTTCTTCCTAAATAGGTAAGAAGGGATTTTTTGTGTGTAATGGCATCTCCAAGTTCTAGGGCTGATCTTATCACTTATTGTAAGAGGCAGCTTGGTGAGCCTGTCCTCCAAGTTAATATTGACGACGAGCAGGTCAATAATGTTATCGACGATACCATCCAGTTCTTTCAAGAGAACTGCTACAATGGTATGGAGAGAGCATACCTAAGACACAAAATCAATGCTGATGATCTAACAAGATTTGATGGTGAAGATACTACATCATCTGGAACTACGAACTGGGAAGAGGCGACAAATTACATTCCCATTCCAGATCATGTTGTAGGTGTCACCCGAGTATTCGGTCTAGTCAGCAACTCAATCCGTTCAAACCTTTTTGGTGTTGAGTATCAGTTGTTCCTGAACGACTTGTATGCGTTTGGATCACTTGACATCCTCAACTACTATATGAATAAACAGTATCTGGAAACTCTAGATATGGTCCTCAATAATGGATCATTCCAGCAGTTCAGATACACTATGCGTCGTGATCGTTTGTATCTTGATATCAATAAGTCATTCCTCAAAGAGGATACCTGGCTCTTGATTGAAGCACATCGTCTTATCGATCCTACAGATGCGACGGAGATGTATAATGATATGTTCGTGAAGAGATATGCTACTGCTCTGATGAAGAAGCAGTGGGGTCAGAACCTAATCAAGTTCAACAATGTTCAACTGCCTGGTGGTATTACACTCAACGGCAGAGAACTATACACAGACGCACTAGCAGAAATTGAGAAGATCGAAAGCGAAGTTCTCAGCAAGTATGCTATTCCACCTATGGATATGATCGGATAAGATGCCTACCAGTCCTTACTTTCCAACATACTATCAGGGAGATCCTGGAGAGCAAAACCTCTACCAGGATCTAGTTGACGAGCAAATCAAATTGTTCGGAACAGATATCTATTATCTGCCCAGAACTATGCTTCAAGATAATACTCTTGAAGAGGTAAGATACTCAAAGTATAAGGAGCAGTTTCAGATTGAGATGCTTCTACAAAATGTAACTGGATTTGCTGATGGAGCAGAGTTTGTCAGTAAGTTTGGATTGAGAATTACAGACGAGGTTGTATTCCGTGTCTCAACTAGACGTTGGGATCAGGTAGTAGCAGCAGAGCAACCAACTCTAACTTATGATGGAAGACCTAATGAAGGAGACCTTCTTTACTTCCCACTTACACAAGATATCTACGAGATCAAGTTTGTAGAGAAAGAAAGTCCTTTCTTCCAGTTCGGTAAGATTCAATTTTACATTCTAACATGTGAACTCTACGAACTCGGTAGTGATAGCTTCGAAACTGGCGTTGAGGAGATTGATGATATCGAATTGGAGTTTGGCGCTGCTATCAAACTCGTTATGGATCCTGGTGGCACAGGAGCATTTGTTGTTGGTGAAGAAGTTGTTGGCGATGAGTTCCTTGCCAAGGCGACAGCAACAACAGATGGAGATGCTGTAGATAGCATCACGATTACTGATAGTGGATTGCATTACAATTCAGCAATTCCACCCACAGTTACTATCTCTGGCGGAGGAGGTTCAGGTGCAACAGCGACTGCTTCGGTTAGTTCTACTGGTCTTGTCACTGGCATTCTTATTACATCTGGGGGCACAGGTTACACTTCTGCTCCTACTGTCACGATTGACTACTCCCCCAAAGATAATAGAGCAGAAGTCAAGTCCTGGGATGCTGCTACCAGATCCTTACAGGTCATCAACAGAACAGGAACCTTCACTACCGCTGAAGTAATTACTGGTCAAACATCTGGTGCCAAGTGGAGTCCTGAGTCCTATGACACTCTAAATAATACGAGCACTACATACTACGCCCAGAATAGGGAGATTGAAGATAGTGCTGATGAGATTATCGACTGGACGGAAGGTAATCCATTTGGTGAGTATGGTAATTTTACAGGTAGCCTCTAATGTTAGGATCACATTTCTACAACCAGATTGTTCGTAAGAACATTATTGCGTTCGGAACGCTCTTCAATAATATTGAAATGAAGAGCACTGATCCTGATACGGGAGAAGTGTTAGAAGCACAGAAAGTTCCTCTTGCTTATGGACCTAAGCAGAAGTTTCTAGTTCGTCTAACCGACAACTCAACTAGCAAAGTATCCATCACCCTTCCTCGAATTTATTTCGAGATGACTAGTATTGACTACGATTCTTCCCGTAAGACATCACCAATTCAAAAATACAAAACGATCGTTGCTGATAATGGCAATGAGGTCAGAGTTCAATATGTTCCTGTTCCTTATAATATAGGATTTGAACTAGGAATTATTGCTAAGTCTCAGGACGATGCTCTACAAATTCTAGAGCAGATCTTACCATACTTCCAACCATCTTTCAGCATCACTCTCAACATGATCCCAGACATGAATGAGAAGAGAGATGTTGCTATTGTTCTAAACAACATTAGCAGTGAAGATGAGTGGGATGATAGTTTTATGCAGCGTAGGTATATTGCTTACACTCTAAACTTTACCGCCAAAACTTATCTCTACGGTCCTTACAGCACTTCCGATATTATCAGGAAGGCAATCATCCACGAAACTATTGGAGATCTTGCTGTCAACCGCAGAGTTATTACGAGAACTTACACACCAAAAGCAGTTACAGATATCAACGAAGATGGTGTCATTGATGTCAATGATGATGTCTTACTTGATGCTGGAGATGACTTTGGATTTAATGAAGGAATTGAATTCTTATGAGCCTAGAAGAGAACATGGAGGATCTCCTCAATATCAGTGCTGAGGTTGTTGAAGAACCAAAGCCTGTCAAGAAGGAGCGTGAGGCGGACAAGGATGACCGCACAAAAGACTATGAATATACCAGGGGTGAGTTATACACCCTCATAGATCAGGGTCAGGAGGCGGTCAGAGGCGCTTTAGAGGTCGCTCAGGAGTCAGGGCACCCGAGAGCGTATGAGGTCGCTGTAGCGGCAATGAAGCACGTTGCAGACATGACTGAGAAACTACAGGATCTTCATAAGAAGATGAAGGATCTTGACGAGGAAAAGAAAGGTCCAACCAAGGTCACCAACAACGCTATGTTTGTCGGTAGCACTTCCGAACTTCAGAAGATGCTGAAGCAGATGAACGGCAACCAGAGATAAATAAAAAGAAAACGGTATTGTCGTGCCAACAACCAATATCAATTATGTAAGACACACTATATTATGCGCTGTTGATCCTAACCAACCTGCTTCCACTACAGTAAATCACTTTAGTGGAACAGAAGGATGGACTACTATACAATACAAAGATTTCAATGGTGATTATGAACCACATGACCATCTGAATGCGGATAGAACTCCTGGCACATACCAAGCAAGGAACTACGACAATACTGTTAGAACACCAGCGCCGTATCAGCGCCACGATGTAAACAACGATCCCGTAGAAATCTAATGGCACAGTGGAACAAGCAGGACCAAGCATATAGGGTTCAGGACACAACAAACTTTGAGGTAGTGATGATTGCCGATGAAGACGGCAACCCTATCAACTCGTTTGGTGCTGCTTCAAACATCCCCATTGCTGGTGGACAGATTGAAGGATACAATTACGTTCAT